AGATTCACAAGATCACATCCGGCCCGCACACCTACGTCGAAGGGACGCTACAAAATCCGGGCCGTTACGTGTACCAGACGCCCGTAGACACGGAATATCCGCGCGTGATGTACCGCAAGCGTACGGATGAAGAAGTGGAGATTGAGAAAGCCAATCTCAGCCAAGAGCGCTGGATGGACAAAGAAGAGGACCTGACGCAACTCACCGGGCAAAACCAGATCAAGAAAGTGCAGAACTGGCTGGCCTACGTGACCCGTCCGGTCGAGCAAATCGTTCACAACGCCAAAGAGCAAAAGGCGCTGGGCAGCGAATGGACCACCAGCCTGAAGGAAGTTAGAGAGGCCAAGTGACCGGGAACCAACTGATCGCCAGCGCGTTAAGGCTCATCGGTGCGATCGCTGCGGGTGAAACGCCTACCGCGGAGGAAGCCACTGACGCAGGATTTGTCGCTAACCAGATGCTGGACAGCTGGAACGCGGAAAAGCTGATGATCTTCAACATCCTGCGCAGCACGTTCACGCTGGTGGTGAATCAGCAGGTGTACACGCTGGGTACGGGCGGCGACTTCAACATTCCCCGCCCTGCGCGCATCGAGCAATTCAGCATCATCCAGCAGCCGCTGGCAACGCAACCGCTCGAGTTGCCGATGGCGATCTTGAATTACCAGCAATGGCAGCAAATCCCGGTCAAGAACACGCCTACAAACCTGCCGCAAGCGGTATACCCGGACATGGCGTTTCCGCTCATCAATCTCAACCTGTGGGGCGTGCCAACCGCGCCGCAGCAGGTCGCACTCTATACCTGGCAGGCATTGACGCAGTTCACGACCCTGACAGCGGATCTGACGTTTCCCCCAGGTTATGCAGAAGCGTTGCGCTACAACCTGGCATTGCGGCTGGGACCGGAATGGCTGGGGCCAAACTGGAATCCCGGCCCGTTTGTTTTGCAGAACGCCGTCGAAAGCAAAGCCAAAATCAAGAGCATCAACATCGTGCCGCTGTATCTGACTTGCGACTCCGCAGTCGTGAATCCGCAAGGCGGGCAGTACAACTGGATCAGCGACGCGCCAGCAGGAATCCCCGCATAAACTATGGCCCGTTTTTCGTTCGTTGGCCCAAGCTACACGAGCCAGTCGCCCAACGTTGATGACGAGCGTTGCGCGAATATATACCCGGAACTGGTGGAAGGGCAGGGCAAGAGTCAGTACGCCCTTTACCCGACGCCCGGCCTGAAGCTGTCCACCACGCTGCCAACGGGTCTGCCAGTTCTAGCCATGATTCAGGTACCGGGAACGATTGGCGGGGCGTATCGCACGTTTGCTGTTTCAGGCAGAGGCTTCTACGAAGTCTTTGGAGGATTGTCCGGCTTCATTCTGCGCGGCACGATGAGTGCCGGAACAGCACCGCTAGTTCCAGGTAACGTTTCCATGACTTACGGCGCTGCGACCGGCGGAGTTGGGATGCTGATTGTCTGCGGCGGCGCAGCCTATTCGTTTTTGCTTTCTACGAATACGTTTGCAGTTGCGGTAACCGGCTTGATTCCGGGAAAAGCAGGATATTGCGATGGGTTTTTCCTTGTCACGTCCCTGGTAGGAGACACCATCGCAGCCTCTGCTCCACTGGACCCGACAACTTGGCCTGGCGCATCCGTGGCCAAAATATCCGTTTTCCCTGACTTCATTGTCGATATGGTGGTGAACCAGCGGCAAATCTGGTTCTTTGGGCAGACCGCCAGCGTAGTGTATTACGACTCTGGGAACTCGCCGTTTCCGTTCGATGTTGTTGGAGGAAGCTACATCGAGCATGGAGCGATACAGGGCACTTTAGGACGTGGCACCACTGCGCAGAAGCTCGACAACAGCATCTTCTGGCTGGGCGTAAGCGAACTTGGCCAGGGAATTGTCTGGCGCGCGAACGGCTATACCCCGCAGCGAGTCAGCAATCATGCCGTTGAGTTTGCGATGCAGAAATACGCTGCAGAAAGCACCATTCAGGGCGCCACAGCGTATACCTACCAGGATCAAGGACACTCGTTTTACGTGCTGTATTTTCCTTCCGCGAATAGCGGTCGCGGCGCGACATGGGTCTATGACGTAGCCACTGGAATGTGGCACGAACGGTTCTTTCTGAATCCTGTCAATGGCATGGAATACGCGCATCGGTCGCAGTGCCACGCGCTTCTTACGCTCAATACAACCACGCCGTTGGCGCATATGGTGGGCGACTGGCAGCCTACCGGCAATATCTACCAGATGCAGATCCCGACGTTCGTTACCGGAGCGGGTGGGGGTGGTGGAGGCGGCGGTGGAGGTGATGACGATGGCCGTCTGTATTGGGACTTTGCCGACGACTTCGGCAATCCCCTCCAGCGCATTCGCCGGTCACCATACATCAGCACCGAGAAGGAATGGATCATCCACCGCGAGTTCCAGCTGGACATGGAAACCGGCATCGGGCCGATACCTGGCTTGCCTGGGGATTTCCCTGCACCACCCAGCGTGATTCTGCCAGATTTCAACGATCCTACCGCGATGTGGCAGGTGGAAATTCTCGATGGCGGCAGCTTCAATGTATTTGCGGTAACCAAAGGCACGCCGGAGACGCTGTTCCTGAATCACAAAGGGATTTCCTATCAGGTGTTTGTGCTTTCCGGCGGGCTGACATTCAAGGTTGTGCCGTTTGACAGTTCGTATCCAATTACCTTCCCGATGGCCACGGTTCCAGGCTTTCTGCAAAGCGGCCTCGTGATGAATGGCTAGGTGTCGTCTTCATCGCCGTTACGTCTCTTACCCCACAGGCATATTTTCGCGGCCCAAGCGTCGTCCTGCGCTGGTCAGACGATAGCGGGCACACTTGGAAGTACAAAACCTTTCAGGATACTGGCCAGGCTGGGAAGTATGCCCAGCGTGTGCGTTTCTCGCGCCTGGGACGTTCGCGCCAGCGCATTTACGAAATCCAGTGGAGCGATCCTGTGCCGCTGCGCATTGTTGATGCCTATGTAAAGGCCGATCCTGAGTTCGCACCGCAGAAACGCCTGGTGAAGAAACTGGCGGAGACAGCCTAATGGCCAATCAACAGGTTCCACCGCGCAGCAGGCCATTCAATTACAACCAGCCGCTGGTGGGCAAAGAGGGGCAAGTACACCCCGAATGGCAGCAAGCGTTCCAAACCATCCAGCAGCGCCTGGACGGGCCAGTGTCTACCGCGCTTGCGGCGGTGCCGGCAACTTCTGCTGATCCTGGCTTGCCGGGCGCCATCATCACCGATGGCAATTTTTTGTACATCAACATTGGCGGCTCGTGGATGCGTGTGGCGCTGAGCGCGTTCTAAATGGTGCGCGCAGCGAGGCTCGAGGACATCCCCCGCATCATCGAGATGGGCCACCGATTCAATGAAAACAGCCCGTACGCCAAGGTGCTCAAGGTTACGGACGTAGCGCTGGACCTGCTGTTCAGGAAGCTCATTCCGCAAGGCTGGCTGCTGCTGGCAGAGCACGAAGGCGAATCCGTAGGGATGATCGGCTTTTACGTCTACCCACACTTTTTTACAGGCGAGATTGTGGCCGGCGAACTTTTCTGGTGGATGGAGCCGGAGCATCGCGGCCACGGCAAAGCGTTGCTGAAGGCAGCGGAAGAGGAAGCGCGGCGGTGCGGGGCAAAAAGTATGCAGATGATCGCCCCGGACCCGCGCGTGGGGAAACTTTATGAGCGCATCGGCTACACCTACGTTGAGAGCACCTACCAGCGAAATCTTGCAGTTTGATAACTTCGCGCCCGACGCAGAAGATGTGCGCGCGAAGGTAATTTCCGGCTCATTCGGGAGATATATCGGCCCGGACAGCGGAACCTACACCGGGATTTCCGACTACGAAGTGCCGCACTGGCCAAAGCTGATTGAACAGGCCATCGGGGCAAAGATCGAGCCCAAGTTGAGCTGCTTTCGCATGAATCTGGCGGGCGAGATGCCGCACAGCTGGGTACACAGCGACGATATCTGCGCGAAATATGCCAGCGTCCTGTACCTCAATCCACCGGAGCAGTGCAAGGGTGGAACAGCATTCTGGGAACACACCGGGCTGAAAATTGATCGTCTGCCAAAGAAGGCACAAATAGAAAGCGCCGGCTTCGGTGCGGATTGGTTCTGCTCGATGATGGCGCGCGAGTGGAAAGATTTGACGTATTGGAGGCAGACCTACTTCGTGGGAATGCAATGGAATAAGTTTCTGACCTACCCGACCAGTCTTTTCCATAGTCGCTATCCATTCGAGGGCTTCGGCACTGGCCCAGCGGATGGGCGGCTGATCTGGATCTGTTTTTATGACATTGGGAGTGAAACATGACCATCGGAACGGCAGCAGCGATCGGGTTAGGCGTAGCAGGCGCAGGCATCGTGGGTGGTGTCGCCAGTTCCGCGATCGGAGCGCACGAAGCAGGACAAGCTGCCCAGACACAAGCCAACTCCGCAAACTACGCCGCCAACCTGCAGGCTCAGGAAGCGCAGAACGCGCTCAACTTCCAGGAGCAGCAGTACAACCAAGGCCAATCGAATCTCGCTCCGTGGCTGCAATCGGGTGCCGGAGCGCTAGGCCAACTCGACTACCTCGAGGGCATCACCCCGCAAGGCATTCCGCAAGCCGCGCCGGCACAAACCTCGCCAACTTCACCACTCCAGCCATACAACGGCAGTCCTGCGACGCTGACGCAAGCGCCGGGGCTGAATGGTCCCACGCCCGTCTCCAACAAGCCACTGAGCACCGCCGCAGGCCGTGTCGGCATCAACGGTGCACCGCTATCGACAGGCAGCAACCTGCCGTCAACCACCTACAGCAGCGCGAATCCTGCCGCAGTCGGTCTAGGTGGACAACCTGCGCGACCGTCGTCACCGCTAGGCACTGGTGGCGCACTCAATCCCAGCGCACCCAATGTGCCGCTATCGTCGCTTTCGGGCTCGCCTGCCAGCGCAACCGGCATTGATCCCGCTACGGGCTTTCAGACTGGCGCAGGCGGTGGTTTCGGCTCACTCGCGCAAGGCTGGAATCAGGAGTTTCAAGCCCCCACAGCAGCACAGGCCGCCGCAACGCCGGGCTATCAGTTCCAACTCCAACAGGGACAGACGGCGTTGCAGAACTCAGCCGCCGCGCGCGGTGGCCTTCTTTCCGGCAATACGGCAGAAGCGCTGCAAAGCTATGGTCAAGGGCTAGCCGA